CTATCAGTCATAATATAATATTAATTTATATTATATTATTATTATTATTTATTTAAACAGCCCAATTAGGATCTTCAAATTCTTGTTATTCTTCATCTTCTTCTTCTTCTGATAGTTTTGATATGTATTCGTTATGTTAGAGGAATACATAATTTATTAACTTCTAAACTCATATATTATTATATATATAAATTAATAACTTCATCTTCTTCTTCTTCATCTTCTTTTTCTTCTTCTTCTTCTTCTTCTTCTTCATCTTCTTTTTCTTCTTCTTCTTCTTCTTCATCTTCTTCTTCTTCTTCTTCTTCTTCTTCTGGTTCTAATGGTGTATATTTTCCTAATTTAACTTTAAAAATAATTAATGTATAATCATTATTATTTAATTTATCAGATAATTGATATAAAAGATTGAATAAACTTTTTGATGGCATTCTTTGACTTGTTACTTTAGCATGCCCATCTCTAATATCCATTTGAAAATTACCAACAATTTTTTTAACAGAAGGAGATAAAGCACTAAATTTAGAATCAATATAATTTTTATTTTGAGATGATAATTTAGAATATTGTAATTTATTTGCTAAAAATATAACTACATTATTCCAATTACTAATAACACTATCAATTTGACTAGCAAGTTGAGGAGTAAAAATATTATAGTTTCCAGTAGCATCAGCATCAATTAATTGAGTTAATTGATAAAGTTCATATGTAAAGCCATTAAATAATTTTTTAAATCCTAACAATAAAGATTTATCAATTGTATTATCTTCTTTTATTTCTTGTACATATTTATTATTAACACTTTTTATAAGTTGAATAACTTTTAATTGAGAATCGTCATGAGATATTGATGACGGAAATTTATTAACTTCTAAACTCATATATTATTATATAATATAATTTTTTAATCTTCATCTTCTTCTTCTCCATCTTCTTCTTCTTCATCTTCTTCTGGTTCATCTTCTTCTGGTTCTTCTAATAGTTGAACTGATTCTTTTAATGGATAAGAAACTTGATCATAAATATTAATATTAATTTGACTAATAATATTATCAATTCTTTCACCTAAAGCCGAAAATTTATTATCATTAATCGCTAATTGTTGAAATCTAGAACTTAGTTGTTGTAATGATGGTTTTAACTCATCTAAATCTCCTTTTACTTTTGATTTATCTTGTGGTCTTAAAGAATTATATTTTAATCTTGATAATGCAGAAACAATATTATTCCAATCAGAAATAACATTAGATGTTAATTCAAATAATTTATTAATATTATCATCTGCAACTGCTTGTAAAACTTGATATATTTCATAAGAAATATTATTAATTAATCTTTTAAAAAAATTATAATCTCTTGAACTCATTTCTTTTGTCGCCATAACTTCACCAACTTCTCTTAAAGCAACTTGTTTAACTTTTTCTTTAACTTCTTTATTTTGTCTTTGTTGATCGGCAACTGCTTCGCCATATAGTCTGCTTAAAAATTTATTTGCTTCTAAACTCATATAATATATATTAATATTATATAAATAAATTAAAATTTCATCTATATTATCTATAATAATTAACATTTTATTTTTTATAACTGCTTTTACATTTTGGATCTTTCATGGCATCTTTGAAACTTAATTTATGTTTCTTGGCATATGCTTTACAATGTTGTATCCAGAGGGATGCACCGCCACATTTAGCACCTTTACCTCTTCGTCTACCTGCACTCTTTTCTTCGCCTAAACCGATGGCTCCAAGCAAACCACTAAGAGGACCACCCCCAACAGCACCACCTTTACGAGGTCTACCCCTTCGTCTACCTGCACTCTTTTCTTCGCCTAAACCGATGGCTCCAAGCAAACCACTAAGAGGACCACCCCCAGTTAAAGCGTTTCTATGTTCTGCCATTGCATCAACTCCAACAGCACCACCTTTACGAGGACGTCCCCTTTGTTTCTTACCTATACCAATCATCTTAGCCAATGGTAAAACTTTTTTGAAATTACCTACAAATTCACCAACATCGTCAAATATTCCCGCCCCTTCCATATCATTACCAGAACCAACAGCCCGAGCATTTATTCCATTACCAGATTTAATAGTTTTTGATGGCATACCATAATGTGCTTTATATCCGCCAACTCTACTACTTCCATAACCTCCCATTTGTCGACCTTTAGCGATCTTAATTAAACCTGCTTTTAATTTTTTAGTTTTTGCTCCACCTAATACCTTATTTACTAATTGAAATGGCATTTTAAAACCAGTAGTAAACCCTCTCGCAATATCATCAAATAATCCAGCACCTTTTAACTTTTCTTGGTCTTCTTTGCCCAAGCCTATCGAATCTAAAATTCCCGAAAATATTCCACTTGCTTCCATACCTGCTTTTACAGATTTTCGAGGTCTTCCCCTACGACCTGCTTTTTTACCTTCATCCGAAGTTGGAGCCCCGAGCCCAAAAGTATCTAGCAAACCAGAAAACAGACCTGAACCTTCTTTAACAGATTCATCATATTTTACTAAAGGTTTAACTAAAGGTACGAGATTAGATTCTAATACTTGTTTTCCTGTAGCATCAAGATTACGTAAATGTCTTGCATTTATTTCCATAACCTGTTGTTGAATTTTTTGGTTATACGGTGTATTTTCCATTTAATATATTATTATTATATATTTTATTTTTATTATTAATTTAATAAAAATAAATTATTTAATTTACATTAGTTTAGATTTCATACGACCAGCAGTTGAAATACCAGCAGTTGAAATACCAGCGGTAGAAATTCCACCAGTCTTACCATAACCTAGTGTATCAAGTGCTTGAGCACCTAGATTAGCATATTTATTATCTCCTACTGCTTGAAGCATTTTCTTAGCCATTGGTAGATAATTAGATGCCATTGCTTTCATGTCAGAAAGAACACCAGCACCAACATAACGGGTAAGTTCTCGTTGAGACATATGTGGGGCAGATGTAGCATTTAATACATCATTGCGGGTGAGAACACCATTAAGATATGATGCTGAGTTACCATTGGTAGTGGAAAGTATACCAGAATACAAGAACATAACATTAAGTTGTGGTTGAATTTGATTGAGTAAATTATTAGTAAAATCTACTTTAACTTGGAATTGAGTTGTGGTGAGACTTCCGGGACTATTGTAGACTTCCGAAATTGAAATGCAGTCCCCAAAAGATAGATAGAGTACACTACCGCAAGTACCTCTATTAAATACAACGTTACCAGCAACACTATTACCGCCAACATTTACAAGACCACTGAATTCATCCCAAGTCTGTTGGCTACCAGATTTACGGCTAAAATCATAAAGTTGTTTTTGGCTAAAATTACTAAGGATACCCGTTTGATTATTAAAAGTAATATTAACAGCATTAATAGTAGCATAATGATCGGGCACTTGATTACCATTTGCACCATATTTATCAAAATCATCGATCCAGATTACAACTTTATCAGGAATAGAATTGAGTTGAAAAGAGTTAGATGTAAGGGTTGAAGTTGCATTAGCAGCAAGATTACCGCCAGTAGATGGAAGAATATAATTTACAAAATTTTGGAGTGGTGTGACGCAAGTGGAAGGGACAAGCATTGTTGGAGGAGGAGTATAATAGTATAATTCCATATATGGATTGGTATATTGTACAGATACGACCGATTTAGTAGAACCAGCGGTATTAGAAAGATACCAACGAAGAGCGCGTTTGGCACTGGCATCCATACTCATAGTAAAGTTGAGTTGTGTGATACCTACAAGACCAGAATGTTCATTATCACCACAGAATAAAAATGGTGATAGAATGATAGGTTCCCTTACGCGAATTGTGATTGATACGTTCTTAACAGCAGCTGCAGCACCGGCCGGCGTATTACCAACAATAGAAATAATTTCAAAAGATGCTCTAGATGCTAAATCTTTGCAATTTTGATATGCAGCACTATTAAATGGAGAGTTCCAAGTATTAATAAGTGGCACTTGAGTTCCATCAACAGAAGCAGCGAGAGCAGCATTATTAGCAACAGATTGAGGAAGAGATGAAACCATATCCCCCCAATAATCGAGTTGTGTCAATGTTGACCCATATGCATCTTGTATTAACTTTTTATCAAGACCTCTAAGAATTGGATCAAGAATTTGTTGGACGTTATTTTGAACTACAGAAGTGTTATTTATTTGACATGTCATATTGTTTGTAAGTTGATGGAGCACAAATGGCGCAAAATTATCAGCACCTGATACTCTAACGCCGTTATTAGTTTGATTAATCGGAACGCCATTAAAAAGAAATTCGTACGGGGCACAATTTCCGGTAAGATTAAAAGTTATATCAGAACCCCATATTACATTACGGGATACGACAATGTTTGTGCTGGGAACCTGAATTGCATATACATGTTGGGTGCTTGATGAACTATTTGCTTGATATTTTTGAGATGTGATATTTTGACCGCTCTTATATACTGCAAAATCAAGACTATCAGAGATATCAAGGACTGTGTCTTTTACGGATAAAGGACGAATAAGTTGACTCATATATATATATTTATATTATACAAAAAAAAAGAAACTAAATTTATAAATAAATTTTTTTATAATAAAATTTACATTTTGCTATTATATAATTTTTTTCTTAGTAATACAAGAAGATTAGCAGAAGCACCAGCATCTAAATACATATCATGGTCAACACCATATTTATCTCTCCATTTTATTTCAAGTGATAATTGATTAAGTGAAGAACCACCCAATAAATCTACTAATCTATATTCTCCTGCTGGAGTGTAGAATACATTTTGATTAGTAGCCTCAACACCAGTATTAAGAGGTACAATAAAGTCAGTTAATACTTTTGTGATTGCTTGTTGCTTATATATATTTCCAGATGTTGTTGGATCTACATTATTTAAGTTTTGAGGTTGACCTGTTAATTGTGATTCAATAGGAATGATAGTAGAACTAAATACCCATGATTGAATAGGTGTCCAAGTTTGAACAGATGATATTTGTTGTAGATATGTAGCATATTCACCTCCTACTTGAACTGTACCATCAAAAAGAATATTAGTATCTAATAAATATCTACATTCAGCAGTTTCAGGATATAATGCACCATTACCAGCCTCTGTAGGATAATATTTAAATCTAAATGTATTTAATAAATTATATAATGGTTGATTGACAGATATATAAAAGTTTGCTCCTACAGGTGTAGGGGTTCCTGTAGGTGATGATGTAGGTTGATAAAATACTATTTTACTTAAAGCAGAATCCCATTGAATATAAGGAAGTTTTGCCCAAGTTCCACTAGTTGTTTGCCAAGCATCTCTTACAGCATTATTAAACATTCTACAAAAGGTATCTACATATTTAATATAAAAATATGGATTTTCAAATAATTCCTCTTTGTTTCTTGGATAGTCCAAAAATGTTTCAAGATTCACATTAACAGTTTCAGGTATAAATACTAAAGTAGTTGTGTCTCCTAATTGAGTATATGATGTAACTGTTTCAGAATAGTTAAAAGGATATGTTAGCATTGTTGTAGTTCCATAATCAGTATTAGGATCAACATAATTATTTTGTATTTGTAGAGAAAATGGATTAACAGATGTTAAACTATTTACTCCATTAATAACATTTGATAATAAAATATTATTATTAGAATCATAACCAATAAGACCATTCAATACATTTAAATTACCCAAATTGTTTAATGTAACTTCTGCTAATGTTGCAGGATTTCTTTTATTTATAAATGTTGTATTATCAATATTACTATATAATGCGTATAAATGAGCACCATCGTTATAAAGTGATGATGGTGATGGATTTGGTGTTACAAGTTGTGAGCTTGTTATACCAATAATACTAGAAGATGGTCCGGTTGCTGTCCATTGTTGAATTACATTTTCAAGTGTTGAAGGATTTGATGTTGATCTACATGAGACATAATTATAAGTATTTGGTGTTAAATTTACAATACTCAAATTTACAGAGTTTCCTATGCATAGTCCCTCATATATTCTATTATTTGTTCCAACAGCATAAATATAATTTTGTATTTGTCTCGAACAACAAGCAGACACAACTTGAATATTAGAATTGACTTGAGTAAATAGATGTGTTGACATTGTTGAATGATTCATCCACATTCCTGTTTTATTTGGTTTGATTACTTGATTAGAAACATTATTATATATATAACTATATGATAATATATTAGCAGGATTATAAGATGCTGATTGATAAAAGAATTTCATAACTCTGTTATTATAAAATCCATTATCTGGTGTATCATATTCTAAAAGACACACAGTTCCATTTTCAGGCTTACATTGTATATATGATGAGAATCTACCAGTATTTGCAGTATATAATAATGATGGAGTATTAGCGACAGTATATGTAGCATCTGTAAATGTAATGCTAAATAATCTTGTACCACATACTCCAATACCTGAAATAGAAGATTGATCAAGATAGAATAATTTACCTGCCCCATTTGTGATATCATCTTTATTAAATGTTATATCAGATACACCCGTTGAAGTTACAACAATAGTATTTATTGGATTTACATTTCCATAAACATAAATATCAATACTATAAACTCCTAATAATGTAAGAGTTGCAACAGCGATATGTGTAGCATCAATTTCACAAATAGATATTACTTCATCAGATGGTATACTAAATGTATCAACAATAATATTAGGATTACTGCATTCTCTAATTATTACATTACCAGTTGCAATATTAAAATAAGCAAAATTTGATGATTGTGGTAAATATGTGAGTCTACTCATAACAGTATCTAAATTAGGATATGTGTTTAATATAGCACTAGTATAACCACTATATATAATTAATGTTGTTGATTCAAGATAAAAGTATTTTTCTGTATGTTTAAAGCAACCATTAAATGAAACTAAATTTTGACCATTAAATGGTAAATTAGAATCGACAACATATGGATTAGCAGTAAAATCGAAACCAATTAAATTGGTTTGAACTTGTGAAGGATTAGATGGATTAGCATTCATACTACAAAATTCATAAGGAGCGATTGGATTTCTAGATATATATAAGTTATTATCACTTCCAACTGCTAATACTTTATTATCAAAATTATTACTATCAACACTTAGTATAGTTGGAGAAAGTGATGAAGTCAAACCAAATTCGCCAAATTCAGACCAAGTATTAGATGCTGGTCCATTTGGGTAATCACTTGCGTTCCATTGATAAAATAATTGACTTGTTCCAATACCATATAATCCACCAACTAATGCTTGTTTAGTATATACATATTTTACTCCGGGGCTTGTTTGAACTTCAAACATACTTTGTGGTGGTGAAATTACAGGATCGATAATTGCATAAGTATGAAAATTATTATCAACTGCAAAGTAATACCCTGGCACATGTGCTAATGGACATATTAAAGTTGGTGAATTTGTAAGTTGTGTATCTATTGCTTCAATTGCATAAGCATTACCTCCAGTAACACCAAAAAGAGCGTCAGGTGTTGATTGAATACCAGACAACTCATTTAATGTTCCAGCGACATAAGAAATACCATTAACATTATTTTTATTAAATTGTGATGTATAAGGACTAACGCCAATAGTCCAAGCAGTTGGACCAGTTCTAGTAAATTCATAATATTCAATTAAATCATTTGAGTTATTAACAATACCAACATAAAAATCACCAGTTGTTTTATTAGCAGATAAAAATTTATACGAAGAACCAACAGCGGGAGTAAAGGTTGCTAATGGTGTTGCTTTAATCTTATCAAATACTTTAATAATTCCACCAGAGATGATATAAATAGAGCCACCACTATTTGGAGTTAAACCATTATTAAAATTATCATAATCACAAGATTGAGCGTTATCTGGTGGAAAATTAATCAATACTTTTTTAAGATCACCAAATTCACCATTCTTATAAATACCTAAATAATTAGTACCATCAGCACCAACCAATCCGAATGTATTTTGTAATTGTGTAGATGTTTCAGTATTATAAAAGAATGCTAATTCATAATCTGTCAATCCTGTAAATGCTTCTTTATTAGGTTTTATTTGGATATCAGGAATGAGAACAGGAAGATTAGATTGAAGATTCCATCGTATAATTGAAAGATAATAATCATCACACTTATCAATTATAGGGGCTTGCTTAATTTGATTAAACTTTAAAGTTCTAGGTTGAGTATTATTTGGAGTATATTCATTAAATAGACCCATATTAAAATATTCATGAGTGGGTCCTGTATCACTATAAACATATTGGTTATAGTTTTGTTGTAGTGTCTTTAAACTAATTGCCATATTATATAATATACTTATATATTATTTATTAAAATTTCAATTTATAAAATTATAAAAAAGAAACTTTATTTAATACATTTATGTATCTATTAAATAATGATTATAAAGTTAATGAGGCATTAGAATATATAAATTATTTAATAATCTAATCTATATTATTAAATAAATTAATCTAATCTATATTATTACTGTGAAATAGTGTAAATTATACTATAATAAAGTAATAATTTCGAAATTATTACTTTATTATAATGTTTTTATGATTATTTTATAATATAATCTAAGTTATATTATAAAAATAAAATAATCTAATCTATATTATATATAATGACTAGTTTATTTTATAAATATAAAGATATTTTTTCTAAAAAAATTTATATTATTAAGATCTATGATTCTTCCGGTTCGGAAGATATCAATACCTCCATTATAGATAACAAATATAATATAGTAAGTATTACTGATATGATAACAGGTGAAAGTATCGAGTCTATTGATTTAGATAATTTTTTCAAATGTGATAAATCTTTTTATATTAAAACTGATAATATTACACCTGTATTTTTTCCTGTAAATCCTGATGGTACTGGTGGTATTCAATATTATGAAAGAATAGATAAATATTGTAACTTTCAATTCAAAGTTGGTTATCCATTATGGGATGTTGACTCTAATAATAAGTATACAATGGATTTTACTAATATGAAAAATCGTATCAGAAATGATATTACATTTCACCCAACTTATGAATCTTGTTTCTTTGATAATTTTTTAGATAATAGGGAATATTTATTATTTCCTAATGGATATACTGGGTTTGTAAAAGAATATCATTGTTCATCTTCTTCTTCTGATTGGTATTATAAAGAGGTATATATAAATAGAACTGTATTTATAGTTAATGGTAAATTTAATGGTATTGAGACTATTTATTATAGTGATGGAAATATTAATAAAGAACTTGAATATGCTGACGGACTTCTTTTATCATATAAAAAATATAAATATAATAAATTAATAAAGACTAAATATTATGATCAATATGGACGTAAAATATATAAATAAATAATCTAATCTATATTATATATAAATAAATAATCTAATCTATATTATATATAAATGGATTGTGTATTTAAAAAAATTACTGATTTTGAAAATGAAAAAAATGAATGGTTTGAACAAATTAAAAATATTAATAAGCTTTCAGAGAAACAAAGAGTATTTAAAGATTGTGTAGAAAATAGTTGTATAGATTTATCAAAACAAAATAGATTATTAAATAAATTAATTATAGATATTGATAATAGTTATGTTCTATTTAAACATTATAAAGATGAATTTAATAAATGTTGTTCTTAATCTGTTTCTGAATTATCTGGACTACAATTATTATAATTATTATCACAAGCCTTACATTCACAAATATTTTTATCTTTTTCATCTTCTTCGATATCTGATTGTTTAACAGTTAGAGGATCTACTTCTTCATCAATATATTTTTCTTTGTCTAGTTTCTCTATTTCTTTATTCATTACTCCAAGATGTAATTGAAGGGCTAAGAATAAATTAAAATTTGTTTCTAGACATTCTTTTAGATTTCTTAGATTTGTTTTTAGTAATCTTCTACAAGCCTTAAATTTTTCATCTGATTCTTTTATACCTTTAAATATTTCTATTTTATCATAATTTTTTTTATAATACATTTCATTTAGTGTCTTTGTGATCTCTTCAGTATCTACAAGTAGTTGCTCAACTTTATTAATTCGTTCTAATTCTTCCATTAAATAATATAGATTTAGATTTTTTTTTTTTATAATCTATATTATAAATGAATTTTATAGACGATTATTATATGGGGAAACGAAATGAGAATTATGTTCATAGTTTAATTTATAAATATTGGAGTGATAGACAAATAAGTAAGGCAGTTGATGAATATTCTAATTATGATTTTTATGATTCTAAATATAAATATGAGTTAAAGAGTCGAAGATGTGCACATGATAAATATCCTACTACTATAATTCCTGAAATGAAATGTCATAAAAGAACTTATTTATTATTCTTGTTTACTGATGGATTATATTACATAAGATATAGAAAAGATAAATTTGATAAATATAATAAAAAGATGTTTGTAAAAAATAGAGATGATAAGCAAGATGTTTGTAAGTATTATTATTATATACCTATTGAAGATTTAAAGAAAATAGAAATAAATGATGATAATATAAAATATGATTATGTTGTGAACTTTTAGTTTACCATTTGTGATACTGCTGAATCATAATCAAAGCCTGTAGTATTTTTTATTTCATTCATCATCTTTATATAGTTAGATAACGATTGATTATATTTCATTATTGATATAGCTCTTGATATACAATGACGCCCACAAGTAGCCACATCTTCTTTTCTGTTCTGTAGATTCTTTGAGTTATATATTATATCATATCTATTTTGTGCATCTTTTAATATAGGTAATAGATAAGGTGATTCATCAATTGATTTTTTATATTTTTTATTAACCCATTTTAAAGGTTCATTAATTGGATATCCATATGAATCAAAATATTCGATAGTTGGTTTATGTGTCTCTTCATCGATATATCTTAATAAAATTGTCCAGTGTCCGTAATTGGGTTTAGATTCCCATATTATTACTGCTACATCTTTTTTATTTGGTAATATATCCTCAATAGTTTTATAATCTTTTAGATCTTGATGTGATATAATCTTTACATCATCACCTAAATGTTTCTTAATATCTAAATCTGTTAATGCTTTATAATTAGCATCTTGAATCTCTCCCCTATTCATTCCTGAACCTTCTAATATATGTAAATATTTATTTAATATCTTGAATTGTTTTATTGCTGACTTTTCTGTCATTGGTCTTTTACTGAATCTCTTACCTGTCTCTATATTTTCAACAAAGTATCCATTTTTATTACGTATAATTCTGAAAGGCATTATATAATATATATCGATATTATATAATTTAATCGTCATAACTTTTAATTTCTTCAATAATATGTTTATATAATATAAAATGAGTAAATTATACAAAGGCTTTAAATTTAAAACAATTAAAGTTCAACAATCTCTAAAAAGTAATAATTTTGTTAAAGAAATTTTAATTAAAAATTATTAATATATTATAATATGAGTAAAAAAGAGATTGAAAAAGTATTAAAAGAAAAGCCATCTGCTTATAGAAGTATGAAAATGTCTCAATTAGGAATCACACCAAAAAATAAAAGAAATAAAACTGATTTGCTGAATTGGACAAAAGAAGAATGGTTGAATCTTAACGCCTTATTAGATATGGATATTGAATTGCCATGTGGTCAGAAATATAAAGGACAAAAAGATAAGACAGTATGCAGACCTAAAAAGAAAGTTAATGAAAAGACACCGAAACCACTTGCTTATGATTTGACTAAAAAGCAGATAAAAAAGGCTATAAAGAAGAAGAATAAAGGAGAACGGATAAACTGGAAGGAATTATAAAATATTATTATATAATATATGGATGATTATTATTTAGAAAAATCAGATAAAAAAACTAAAAAATATATGGTATCATATATTAATAAAGATACAGGCAGAATAAATACTATACAATTTGGGCAGGCTGGTGCCTCAGATTTTACTCAACATAAAAATAAGGTCCGTAGGGATAAATATGAGGCTCGCCATTCTGGAATGGGTGAGAATTGGAATAATCCAAAAAGTGGTGCGGGCTTTTGGTCTTACCACTTATTATGGAACCCTAACACCTCTAATTTCAAACAGGCAATTAAGGAAACTGAAAAAAAATTTAATATAAATATCCATTATATAGAATGAAATATATTCTATGTGAATGTGGAAAAAGATATAGGGAAGACAATCAGATAAAACATAATCAAACTAATGATCATAAAAAGTATGTATCAGAACAAAATAATAATGAGGTTCATATTATTGTGCATGACATAGATAAAAAGAAACTAATTGAATTTATAAGAAATCAAGAAAGAAAAAGAAAAGATGCTATAGTTAATGATTCAGATACTTGTGATAGTTCTGATAGTGAAGAAGGTGATCCAACTTATCAAGAATAAAATTATTCATTTCCTTGAGATAGGAAGAAATTAAGGAAATCATCATCTCCTATATCTATATTAGATAAATTTTCTGTTGTTTTAATATAATATCTATCTCTTAATCCAAATTCATACATAATACCATCATCATCATCATCATCTTCATCATCTTCATCATCATTATCTTGTTCAGATTCAGATTCAGATTCAGATTCGGATTCAGATTGATTA